GACGATCTACTCAGACGACCTCGCCACGGAGATGCAGGCGTTACTGGTGCAGATTGGCAACGTTGCCCCGACCCAGATGCGGCTGGCCCTGCAGGCGGCGACGGACTTGGCGTCCGGCCTCGGCATCGACCTCGAATCGGCGACGATTATGGTGGCGAAGGCGCTGGAAGGATCGACCGGCACGCTCGGTCGTTACGGGATCGGCCTCGACTCGGCGCGGGTCAAAGCGGAGGGGATGACCTACATCGCGGGGGAACTGAATCAGAAGTTTGGCGGGCAGGCGCAGGCGCAGCTCGAGACGTACACCGGCCGCATGGCCGTCCTGACGAATCAGATCAGCGATTTCAAAGAGCGCGTGGGGGAATTGATGGTCAATGCCCTAACGCCACTCCTGAATGCCTTTGGTCGCTTGCCGGAGATGGCACAGACGAGCATTGTCGGCCTCGTGGCGATTGGCGCGGCCTTGGCTCCGCTGGCCCTGAGCTTCGCGGCGGTGTCCTACGTGGTCGGGCCGCTGATCCCGATGATCGGAACAGCCCTTGTGGCGGCCATCGGGGCGATTTCCGCGCCCGTGGCGATTGTCATCGCGGCGGCAGCGGCGCTCGTGCTGGCGTTCTACAAGTGGCGGGAGATCGTGGACATCGCCAAGTACGTCTACGAAGGCGTGAAGGAATGGATGGTGGACAAGTTCCAGGCGATTGTCGCCTGGGTGCAGGCGCAGATCGCGGCCATCATTGCCGCCTTCCAGGCGATGTATATGGCGATCTCGGGCGGGTCCATTGTCCCCGACCTGATCTCAGACATCGAGTCGGAGTTTGGGAAGCTGAACGACGTGATGGTGCAGCCGGTCATCCGCGCCACGCGGATCGTCACGGACGAGTTTGCGGGCACGGGCAGCGCGGTGCTGGCCGGGTCGGTCGGCATGGCCGGAGCCTCCGCCGGCGGCGGGTCGATTTCCATTCCCATCACGATCAACGGCAGCGTCCTGAGCAACGCCAGCGAGATCGCGCGCGTGGTGGGCGACGCCGTAACCCAGAGTCTCAGGCAGCAGGGCTGGCGCGCGCCGGCGTAAGGCGACATGGCACAGACCTACGCGCTCTCGGGGATCGCACGGTCGGGAGCAACCCGATCCGGCTGGCCGATTGCCGTCGGCGTGGTCATGCCGCTCTATGCCCTCTCTGGCGTGGCGCGGTCGGGGGCCACGCGCTCGGGGTATATCGCGCCGGTCGCGTGCGTATCCGTAGCTGGGGTGCAGCGGGGCGTGGGGCGCAGCGTGACGGACTACGGCGTGCGCGACCTGACGATCGAGGACATCCTCAACAGCACCCCGAACACGGCGCAGTTTACCGCCCTCGGATTCGTGCCGGTCGTGGGCAGCGATGTGGTCGTGACGCTCGGCTCGATCAACAACCTGTGGCGCACGTTCGGCGGGCAGGTGGTGTCCGTGGAGCAGAGCGACCTGAAGACGCGCGACCATCAGCAAGCCTACACCGTTCACGCCATCGACTACACCTGGGGGCTGGACAAGCGGAAGGTGTCCGGGCACTTCACCGGCTCAGCTACGACGATTGCGCAGACGTTGCTCAGCACCTACGCGACGGGCTACACCTCCCTGAACGTCGAAGCGGGGATGCCCACGGTGAGCGGCGGGATCACGTTTACGAATCAGGATCTCTCGAATTGCCTCACGGCGCTCATGAAGCGCGTGGGCGGCTCGTGGTATTGCGATTACTCCAAGGACGTTCACTGCTTCCTGACCGATACCTTCGCCACCGGGCCAACCACGATCAACGCGGTCCATTCGTCGCTGCGGGACTTCCGCGTGATCCGCGACCTGAGCCAGGTGGTCACGCGGGTCTATGTTGAGGGCGGCGGGAGCCAAGCCTTCTCGGCCATCGCAGCGGGGGAGACGATCCTGCCGGTCACGGACGCGAACTGGTACAACGCGGCGGGCGGGATAGTCGTGTGTGGCCCGCAGCGGATTGCCTACACCGCGCGGTCGCTCGGCGGGGAAGGCGGGCTGGTCGGGCCGGGGGCGGCCCCGTCCAATGCGATCACGGCGGCGCTGGCGAGTGGAGCGGGGATTGAGGACGGCGCACACATCTACGGCGTGACGTTCGTCACCGCGGCGGGGGAGTCGATTGTCAGCCCGCTGGCAACGGTCACGACGGGCGTCGTCGCGGCTCCGGCAGCTGCGTGTGTCGCGGCCGATCCCACGATTGGCACGGGGCCGAATCCCGGCAGCCACAACTATGGCGTCACGTTCGTCACCGCGAGCGGGGAAACGGTCATCGGGCCGCAGACGACGAAGGCCACCACGCTCACGGCTGCGCCGACGACAGCCCCGACTGTGGCCGCGCCCACGATTGGCGGGGCGGTGACGGCGGGGAATCACGATTATGCCGTGACGTTCGTGACGAGCATTGGCGAGACGACGCCGAGTCCGGTAAGCGGGCAGGTGACGACAGGCGGAGAGATTGTCACCGGGTACGTGACGCCACCCTCGTCGGCACCGACGATCGTGTGTGAGGTCAGGTCAGGTTCCTATTCGACTGGATGGGCCATCGGCGACTCGCTGACGGTTCGCGTGACCTACGTCAACTCAAAAGGAGAAACCACGGTCGGTCCGGCATCGTCCGCTATCACAGCCGTTGGCCTTACCTCCTACCCTGCGTTGCCGGCACCACTTAACGCATCGAGCATTCCGGTATCCGGCGATGGGACGGTCACGCACAAGCGCCTTTATATCTACAAGAACGGGTCGAGGGTTGGATACAACCAGGTGACAAACGCGACAACGGATCTTGTCCCATTTGACGGGTCCAGCCATCAGGTTGACCCGCCATCTGTGAACACGGCGGCTCTCACTGGTACGGCAAACACAGTGCCGCTCACGGCGATCCCTCTTGGCGATGCGAATGTCACCAGCCGCAAGCTCTACCGCCGCTCGGCGGGTGACGGGCTGAAGTTGCTCGACACCATCGCGGATAACACCACCACGACCTACGATGACATCATTGCCAACGCCGCGCTCGGCGCCGCACCGCCGGCTACCAGCACGGCCTACCTGCAGCGGATCGCGCTGTCGGCTATTCCCACCGGAGGGGCTCTGGTTACGCAGCGCAACGTGTGGCGCACCGAAGCGGGTGGGGCGCAGTTGAAGCTGCTCGTCAATCTGCCAGACAACACAACTGTTGCCTATGCCGACATCAAGACCGACGCTGAACTCGGCGGAAACGTCCCGGTCACGAACACGGCCACGGCCAACCAGGTCGCTATCAGTAGCGTCCCGGTCGGGGCGGCAGCCGTCACGCAGCGGAAGGTCTACCGCACAGTGGCCGGTGGCAGCCAACTGAAGCTGCAGCAGACGATTGCCAATAACACCGACACGACCGGCGTGCAGGACGCCACGGCAGACGCCGCGCTCGGGGCGAACGTGCCGACCTCGGACACCTCGGGCCTCGCGCAGCCGTCAGGCCAGGTGGTGGCCGGGTCCACCAGTCTCATCACGGCGGGCCTCGGCGCGTTCTCCGCGACGGGGGGCTGGGCGGTCATCGGGAACGGCGAGCAGGTGATCCGCTACACGGGCAAGTCCGCGTCAGCCCTCACAGGCATTCCGGCGAGTGGGCCTGGCGCGATTGTCGCCAGCGTGGGCTACAACTCGAACGTCACGACCGCGCCCTGTCTGACCGGCATCCCGGCCAGCGGTGCCGGCTCGATCCTTTACACCATCCTCCGTGGCGATGACGTGAACCTGTGGGCGACGGTGAACGACACAGCCGCGCAGGCCGCGCTGGCGGCGCTCATCGGCGGCGATGGGGTGCAGGAGTATTACATCCAGGACCGCCGCCTGTCCTACACGGAATCCGTGGACCGCGGCACGGCGTGGCTCACGCTGCACAACACAGAGGAAGTGGGCATCCACTACACCAGCCGGGACATCAACACGCGCTCTGGCCGGACGGTGCCGGTCAACCTCGGGCCTCCGGTCAGTGTGACCGACAGCTACCTGATCCAGCGCGTGACCATTTCCGACTTCGGC